AGTGGATGCGATTTTCGATACGCGCGATCCACTCTGCGTCCGGCGTCGTCAGGCAAATGCCTTTGATCATCAACGCGCACGCTGTAATCGCCGCGCTCTTTTGCGCGTCGGTCGGGCTCGGCACTGCGTCTTCATTGTTCATGGTCTCTCACTCCTTGTTCGGTTGCTTCGCTCGTTTCATGAAGCAGATCCAGTGCGTATCGGCGCGCTTCCCCGACTTGTGGCCAAACAAAGGCTCTTGGTCGGTGAGTGCCAGAATTTCGCTCACCTTGATCTGCACCTCGTTCCACTTGAAGATCAAAATCCCTTCCGTTTCTAGTACGCGGAAACACTCAGCAAAGCCGCGGCGAAGGTCTTCACGCCAGTCGTCCGAAAGAATTCCGTATTTGGCTTTGAGCCAGCTAACCTGACCGGCCCGGCGCAGATGGGGCGGATCAAACGCGATCAGCTTGAAACTGCCGTCGTCGAACGGCATGTCGCGAAAGTCCATCTGCAAGTCAGGCTTGATGTTCAATGCCCGCCCGTCGCAAAGGGTGTGCTCTTCATCGCGGATGTCGCCGAAAAGAACGCCCTGATTGGACGGATCAAACCAGAACATGCGACTGCCGCAGCACGGGTCCAAAATCGACTTCATCGTGTCGTCCTATTGTTCGGTTGCTTCGCGCGCTGCGCGGATGGGGTTAGGCGGCGCAGTCAACGGCAGCAGAAAACTCGCCAAAATGTTTATTTGCCGCTTGCCTATATGCTTCATAAGCCTGATCTGGTGTATCGAAATAGCCGAGATGCATTTGATGACCTTTGACAGTAATACGCGCACGCCAACCCTTCCTATCGACTAGCGAAACTCCCCGGAGACCTGACTTAGCGCGCGTCTTATCTACGTTCGCGGAGTTTTGTTGTTGCGTTGCAAGCCTCAGGTTATTGATCCAGTTGTCTGTCTTAATTCGATTCTTGTGATCTATGCCACTGCTGGGCCAAACTCCATATACATAAAACCACGCTAGGATGTGTCCACGGTATGTCATTCCCAGAAGCTTGATTCGCCAATAACCTCTCCCGTCCTTGCTCCCCGCGATGGCGCCGGCTCGCATGCGCGTACCATCAACCTTCCATCGAAAGATGCCCGTGAGGGGATCGTAGTCAAGGCATTGCTTGAGACTATTCAGGTCGAGAGTTCTCATGCTTGTTCCGAAAAAGCAGGGCGCTAAGTGAGCCGCCCCGAACACACGCCGGGCCGCACGCGGGATCGTTGCGCGCGGCCTTGCTCGTTACTCGATTCGCGATTCGTCCTGCGCCAGATCGCTGCCTTCGAAGGGATCGCGCTCATCGTCCTGTTCTTCGTCCGGCTGGCCGTCGAACAGCGTCGGCATGTGATCCGGTGGCGTCAGGTCAATGAAGATTTCCTGCTGCAGGCGCGTCACGAGTCGGCCATAGTCGATTTCATCGTTCGGGTGTGCCGTGATCTTGAATCCGACTCCGACTGACCCGCCTTCCTGCGTGACAATCCGAATGTCTTTCAGTCCGCATTCGGATAGCAAAACGTCGTCCGCGCCGCTCGCTCCGATATGCACGCGCAACAGATAGCCTGCGTATTTGCGATCCCACGCGAGATTGCGCATGAACGGGAAGCGCAGTTCGGTGAGTCCGTCATGTTCCATTGGAAGCTCGCCCGGTGCCGGCTGAGGCTTGCGATAGAGCATGCTTCGAAGAGCGTTGTCGAACTGGTTGAGAATGTCGCCGCCGCAAACAATGTAGAGGCCGATCGAGATAGCCGATTTCCGTTCCTTGCCGTGCTTTTCCGATACGGGCGTGCACGAAGTGATCTTGGCGAGTTGATCCTTGAAGGTGAACATCGGGGAATGCTCCTGAGTGGTTTAGGGTTACTGCTTCGGCTGACGCGCGGCGATATCGCGGATGCGGGCGGCGATGCGTTCGGGGACTGCGATCACCTGGCCGCCGTCGAGAGCGGCGAACGCGGGCCGCAGAAGCTCGCGGTCGACCGTCGACAGGGGCGCGTGGCGGATCTGGTTCAGGTCGCGCCAGAGGTCTTGTTCGACGGTCACGATTGCTCCTGAATCAGCGCGTCGCGGCGGTCCTGATAGGCCTGCTCCAGCTTCAGGCGCTCGGCATCCGGATAGCTGCGCACTTCATCGGCGCAGATGTCCAGCACGTCGAGGTCGGCACACTTCTGGATGCGGTCGAGCATGGTCGAGTAGGGCGCGAGGATGCTGTCGGCCTGCGTCTCGCGCTGATCGGTGATCTCGCCAGTGGATTGGTCAACACTGTCGTCATCCACCGTCGTGAACTGACCGTCGATGATCGCGTTGTTGTCCTGCGGCAGGCCCATCTCCGCGCGCTCGTCGAGGCCGACGGCGGTCTGGATTTCGATGCTGACCGGCAGGAACTTGAACAGGCGGCGCACGACCGTCTTGAGCGCCATTGCCTGGTAGTCGGTCTTCCACGGGCCGCCGTTGCCGGCCTTGCTGCGCGCGCGGATGCCTTCGATCTCGGCGCGGCTCATCACGTCGAACTGGATTCCGCCATCCTTCAGCTTTGCGACTGCATAGACGAACTGGAGCTTGTCGCCCTTCGTACGGTTCGGGTTCGCCCAATCCGGCTCATGCTCAATGTGCGGATCGAGTCCAAGCCGACATTCGAACTTGTCGCCTTCATAGACGGCGCGCGCGTCGATGCTCACGATTTGCCCGCTGCGGCGCGCGAGATCGATCATGCCGCGGTAGCCGATGATCAGTTGCACGTCGCGGCCGTACGGCAGCAGGTATGCATGACCAAGCGCGTTGCCGGGTTCTAGGCCAAGTTGCGCGCACTGGATGACCGCGCCGAAGAACGAGACCGGCGTGCATTCGGCCAGCTTCGGCACCTTGCGGATTTCGGTCGTGACGATGCGCGCGAGGCGCTCAGGCGTCATATGACGCGGCAGCGCGGCCTTGATCTGTGCCTGCATGCTCGGACTCGACAGCATGTGTGCGACCTTGTCGACCGGTGTCTTGGCGACTTCGCCGTTGCGTACGTTCGAAAGGCTGGTGGTGTTTTGTGCCACGGTCATTCCTCAGTAATGAGAGCCCAGGAGGGCAAGCGGATAATGTCGATGCCCGTCGAGTAGCCGGGCCACGTGTTGGTGCGCTCGCACTCGGCGTACGTGCGCAGGTTCTTGCGGTACTTCTGGCGGCCGGATTCGAGGCTTTCTTCGTCGAGCATGAAAGCGTTCGCGGCGAACGGGTATTCGGTTTCGACTGCGACGAACACGAATCCGAGAACCGGGCGGCCGCTTGCCGCTGCATAGCCGTCGCTGTAGAACGCGGCCTGCACGTCGTAACGCTTGCGCGCGACCTGACGGCGGAACTCGTTGGCGCTCGCGATGCTGTACGTCTTCAGGTCGAGCAGGATCACGCCAGCGTCGCCGCAGTCGTTCACCCAGTCAGGACGGCAGCGGCACTTCACGCCGGTCTGCTCGTCGGTCCAGAAAGCGGAAACTTCGGCCTTGCCGTTTGCGAGCGCCTCGCCGATCTCTGGCAGCGCGCGCACCGATACCGCCTGACGTGCCGCGGCTTCGTGCTGGTCGTGCTGTATGGCCACGCGGTTCGGGTGCGCGTCGACGAACTCTTTCCAGACCTTTGTGTTGCGGTTGACGGTCGGGCCGACGACGTAGCGCGATTCGAACTCGTCAGGCTCCAGCACCGCGCAATGCGCGAGGTTGCCTTCGAGCTGGCCGGCCTTCGTCGTCGGCGCCGGCCGATCCTCTGCACGATGCCGCGCGAAGAAGATCGCCGGCGACAGGTCGAGTGTGTCGAGCTGCGATTTGCTGACCGGTGTCATCGCGTGGTACTGCTCGATGTCGAGGCCTTCGATCAGGTTGTCGGAATAGCTCACGTCGCACTCCGTTGCAGAACGAGGATCACGAACGCCACCGCAGCGCCGAGGATCATGGCGAGGAGCGGGCGCGCGTCGAGGTATTGGGAGAGGGCGCGGATCATTGCGGCAACTCCGGCAACGGCATCCAGTGCGTGGGCCAGTAGAGGTCGTCACCGATGTCATCGTTGACGAAAGCGCCATTCATGCGCCGAGCAGTGGCAACGAATCGCGTGGTGTCCGGCTTGTTGTATGCCCAGCCGGTCACCAGTACGATCGAATCCTCATCCGGTAAACGGTCATCTGTTTTGATCCAGTCGCTCATTACGCCACCTTGATATGAGTGAACACGCGTGCGATGTGGTGCGGCACGTAGATCGATCCGATCCGCACCCGCGGCACCACGCCGCGACGAACCAGAGCGGCCTTTGCAGCCTCCTGACGGCGCTTGGTGCGCTCGCAGAGCATTTCGTACTTCAGGTCGAGAACTCGGTCTTTCAGCATGACCACCTCAGATAGAACGTGAAGACCACGAGAGCGCACACTGCCGAGGCACACACGCCGGCTGAGAATGCGAGGGAAAGGTCGGCTAGGCGCAGATCACGTTCGGTTGTCTTCACGCGAACCTCACCACGCGGCAGAAGCACCAGGCGAGGCCGATCCAGAGCAGGGCGATGGCGAGGGCGCTCATGCGGCACCTCGGGCTTTGGCGATCGCGGCATGAACCTTCGTCGCCCACACAGCAGTGCCGGGGCACGGACCTTCGATGTCGACCAACTCGACCAGCAACGCGAGAAGATCGGGCGCGGCGAGCAGCAAATCAGCGCTCCGCGGCTTGCCGTTGGGCCATTTTTCTTTGATTGCCAGAGCTGCAACTGCACTACCTTCCAAAAAGCAGACTTGCAGTTCGTCAGGACCGCCTACGATGTGTTGCGGATAAACGCTGCCATCCTCAAGCACCTCGCGATCGACGAATCGCCATGGCCCTTCGATGTGCTTGATCTCGCTCATTGCAGGCTCCCCGTCGTGTGGATCGTGCGCAGGCCGGCGATCTGCGTCGACTCGTGCAGCGCGGCCGCGCACTTGATGCACTCAGCAGCCAGGCGAGCCGATGCGGCGTTTTCTTCAGGCTGCTTCAGCAGATGGTCAGCAGTCACCTTCAGGCAGGCGATCGCTTCGATGATCTTTTCCGGGCGGACTTCCATCACACACCCCCGCTCAAACGGCGCTTCACGATCGATTCCTTCGCCTGAAGCAGCAGACAGTGGATCAGGTGAAGGTCGCGGTTCTCGCCCCGAGCAATCGCGTGCATCAGCGCTTCGTCCTGCGCCTCGCTGAACGTCTCGCTGATCTCTTCGAGCAGGTCGAAGCGCGTCACCGCGGCCTCAATCTCAGCGCGGCGGTCGTATGCAGCCAGAGCGGCGTTGTCGAGTGCCTCTTGAAGGCGGTCGCTGTAGTAGTCCACGGACTGCGTCACGCGCTGAACGCTGCGGAGCTGATCGATATCGGCGTAGAGCATTTGGGTCACCTCATGTGTGGTGTTGCTGTGAGGTGAATTATACGACTGTGAATAGATGTGTCAATACATCAATGAATAGATTTGAATAGAAAAAAGCCCGCTCGACGGCGGGCTTCTATGCGAGGCAGTTCAATCCTACTGTGGTGAAGCGCTCAGAGTTGAAAGATCAGGGCGTTTGTAGGCCGGGTCATTTGCATCAAGGCATTGGAAAGTGAGATCAGATTCGACCGGTGTCCAGCCGCGGGCTCCCGATGTCTTGGCCGGCGCAGCCTGAAGTTCCTTGCCGCGCGCGCCGCAAAACTCTCGAGCCTTCGCGACAGCGAGTCCCGTTGTTTCGCCATGCGACTGGAAACCTCCGCGCGTGGTCGCATCGACCTGGTAGGTGTCTTTGCCTATCTGCGTCACTTCGCTGACCGATTGGCAACCTGACAGCGCAAATGCGGCGACAGCCGTAGCTATGGCCCCTGATATCGTCCTTTTCATTCTGGTCTCCCCGCGCTCAGCCCGAGCGGTATATGACTTCGCCCACGATGTGCACGAATTGCAGCATCTCAGGTGGAACAATCTTGTCAGGGTAATTCGAGTTGTATGAGTGCAGGATCAAGCCACCACCGGCCTGCTTGAAGACCTGTTTGACAAGCGGCTCGTCGTTAAAGTAGATGGCGTAGCGCTCACCGTCTCGGATGTTCGTCGCGGCCGTATTCACCATGAAAACGTTCTTGTCGTACAGATACGGTTCCATGCTGTCGCCGCGAGACACCAGCAGCTTACAGTCCTTCGGGTTGACGCCCTTGGCCTTGAAGAACGCCGCATTGAAGGGCAGCGCTCGCTTTTCGCGAACTTCCCACTGGATCAAGCCAGCCCCCGCCGAAAAATGGTAGTCGAACCGGTCGATCCAAATTCGATCGTCATCCGGCTCTAAGTCTTCAGGATTTTCCCATACCGCAATATTTCCCTTATCTTGGGAAAGAGGTACTTTTTGCGCACTTTTTGGCGCATCAGGTCCTGGACCTACACCATCCGTAAGCCATTCGACATTTACTAGTAGGGCTTGTGCTAGTTTTTTAACATTTTGGAGGTCGGGATTCGGTGTGACGCCCTTCAATATGCGGTTGATCGTCGGCTGAGGAACACCAGAGGCACGGGCCAATGCGCTCTGACTCTCGATTCCCCTAATGTTCATTGCCTCATCGAGGCGGCTGGCGATGTTCATGGGCGGAATATACGCATTTGAATAATAGGACGGCAAGTTGCTATCCATCTCCGCATTGACGTAGCTATTCATCGTCGTATAGACTTCTGCATAGGTGAATAACTTATGGAATCGTCATGGACGCCCAAACTCCCCGCGACATGCTCACAGAGATCAAGGCTTTCACAGGCCTCAGCGAAGTTGCGTTGGCAGGTGTGCTGAAGGTCTCGCAGCCGACGATCAATCGCGTACTCAACAGTCAAGACGGCTGCTCTTCCAAAACGCTGATGGCGATCCTTCATATGCACGCGGATATGAAGGCGGGGCGTCTCGCGCCCGCGCCGGTAATCGCCGAACCGTCCGCCCACTTCACCGAACAGGCGGCAGCATGAGCGATCAGACCGCGTCCATGTTCTGGCTCAAGAACCGCCGTTCGCAAGGATGGCGAGGATGTCCGACCGAAGAGCTTCGAGCCGGTTGTACTGCGCACCCGTGGTGTCGCGCGCATCGTGAAGCATCGATGCCAATGTCTGCTCAACCCGCCCATGAAACTCTGCCGCGATGTCTTTCCGGAGCTGTGGCGGGATCGTATGCGCGGTGGCAACTGCGAGTGCGAGCGCTGCTTCGAATCCGGCCTCGTTAAGCGCGACGCGCTCTTCGAGATCGTCGATGGCTTCCCTTGTCGCTCGTGCAACCGCATCCGTAATCAGCTTTTTAATTTCTTCGTCCACGGGATTCCCATCATGAAAAGAATGTTTGTCGATGGCCTGCAAGCCGACGCCGATTCTGCCATGTCGGGGAATCCCACCCGTTTTGGCGTGCTACCGGCCGCCGCCTGATTCCCCGCAGCCGGCGACCGTGGAACGGAGTATCCCTTCCCGCGCCGCAACAAAAAACGTCTTTGTGGAGCAGCCCTTGAACATCCTCGATGCCGCGCACGCTCTCGCGCTGGAATACGACGGTGGATGCGAGTCTCTCGCGCCGCGTATTGGCATGAGCGCCCATGTTCTCCGGAACAAGGTGAACCCGAACAACAAGACCCATCACCTGACGCTCGTCGAAGCGCTGCGCATGTCCGTGATGACGAAGGACCGACGCATCGTCGAAGCGTTCGCGCGCGAGATGGGCCTGGTATGCATCGAGATCCCCGACGCGGAAAACTGCGCGGACGCCGATGTCATCGAGCTGATGGCTCAAACGTGGGAAACGAACGGCGACATCGGCCGCGAGGTCAACGCGATCTTTGCCGATGGCCGAGTCGAAACCCACGAAGTCAAGCGCCTAAAGGATCGCGTCTGGAAGCACATCCGGACTGTGTGCGGGCTTGCTGGGCGTATTGCTGGCATGGCGGAGAGGTGATCATGGACCTTCCAGAACCGCTCACACCGGCCGGCTGCGATCTGCGCGACTTCGCATTCATGCCGCTCGACGTTCAGCGTCTGCGCGACAGCGATCTGGCTGCGCTCGAATCGCCTGAATGCTGCTGGTCCGCTGTCCTGCTGTGGTGCGCATCGTGGCACCAGGTGCCGGCCGCATCGCTTCCTGACGACGATCGCGTGCTGGCTCAGCTCGCCGGCTTTGGCCGAGTGGTGAAGGAATGGCAACGTGTTCGCGAGGGCGCGCTGCGCGGCTGGATTCTGTGCGCCGATGGCCGTCTCTATCATCCGGTCGTCTCCGAAAAGGCATGCGACGCATGGGAATCGAAGTTCCAGCAGCGTTGGAAATCTGAGTGCGCTCGCATCAAAAAGCACAATCAGCGGCACGGGACAAAGGTCAAGTTCCCGACACTCGATGAGTTCTTGTCCCCTGATTACCGTGATCCTGTCCCTAGGGACATTTCGCCTTTGTCCCCTGGGACAACTAACGTTGGTCCCGCGTCAGTCCCTCGGGAAACGCCATCCAAGAGAGACGGAGACGGAGACGGAGACGGAGACGGAGACGGACACAGAGACAAAGACAAAACCCAAGAAGCGCCGGTGGTAGTTCACACCATAGCGCCCGAAGAAACACCGGCGCCTCTGACTTCGGAAATCAAACCGAACAGCCGCGCTGCTGCGATCTCGGTCCTGATGCGTCGCAATGGCGTTGAGGGCTGCAACTCGGCGAACCCGATCGTGCAGGACTGGGCCGCAAATCCGCAGGTCACGGATGACTTGCTGCTGACCGCCGCCGACATGGCGAAGAAGCGCGAAGTGCTGCGGCCAGGCCCGAACTACCTCGCGCCGATCGTGCAGCAGCTGCTCAACCCGCCGAAGCCCAAGCCTAGCGAAGAGGCATGGCGCCGCAGCGACAAGGGCATCGAAGGGAAGGCGTCCGAGCTCGGCATCTATGCCCGCCCGGGCGAATCACACGACGCGCTGCGTGAGCGGTGCGAATCTGAAATCCGCAAGCGCGCACAGGGAGTCGCAGCATGAGCGATACGAACGGTCAGGCATGGGGAATGTGCGCGGCTTTTGGTTGCCCGCTGTTCGGCACTCTCGGCCACGACGGCCAGTGGTTCTGCTTCTGCCACTTCGGAAAGCCGAGCGTTTTCAACGACGCCATCACGCGCGAATTGCGCGAACGGCAGATGCCGGTGGTCGAATCAGCCCTGGTCATCCGCCGCAACTTCTCGTCGTTCTACGACGCACCAGACGCATACCGCGCGATCCAGAACAAGCTCATCGGCATGGGGCGGAAAGACCTGCTGCTTGGCGCGAATGGTGCGGATGTGCCGCCGTCGCCGCCCAGCCGTCCCGGTATGAAGCCTGTCGTGAAGATGTGGCTGCAACGGCTCGAGCGGCACCTGATCGAGGCGACAGCGGACATCGGCGAGCAGAAGCGCATCGCTGCAACGGTCCAAACGGCGCAAATCGTCGGCCCGACGCATGTCTCGAAACACCACCCTTACGGCGATGGAGCCACCGCATGAACCCGACCACCACGCCCGCGCGCGAGGGATTTCCGCACGCCTTAAAGCTCAACGTTCCGGCCCAAAAGGAGCAAGCATGCTGATCGGCTGCGACCCCGGTATCAAAGGCGCCCTGGCGTTCTTCCACGACGACGGCCGCCAGGCTGTGCTCGACATCCCTGTCCGTGTGAAGCACGGCGGTGGCAACGAGGTCGATCCGCGCGAGTTGCAGCAAATGCTGCGTGGGCGAGTGCCAGCCGACGAGAAAAGCCTGATCGTGATGGAAAGCTCGCACGCGTTCATGGGCAGCGGCAAGCGTGTTGGCTCGATGGCGTCTCAGGCGTCTCTAGCGGCCACCAAGGCGGTTATAGCGGCCGTGTGCGAACTCAGCGGCATGGACATCGCCTACGTGACGCCGCGCGAGTGGCAGAGCCTGTTCGGCATCCGCAAGACCGAGCGCGAGGACACGAAGGATCAGAGCCTGCGCATTGCGCGCGAGCTGTATCCGCACCTGAAACTGACCAAAACCAGTGGCCGCGCCGACGCGCTGCTGATCGGGCGGTATGGGATGAGGCACTTCGTATGAAAACTCTCGCGTATCTCTTCGCCAGCGCGGCCCTTCTCGGCTCCTTGCTCTCAGCGTGCAACCCCAGCGATGCCGAAGTCGATGCGACGCAGGACGCTCAGTGCATCCGCTGGGGCGCGGCACGCGGCTCGCACGATTACATCCAATGCCGGGCGACGCTTGCGGTCAACTATCAACGAGAGCAACAGGACAGCAGCAATTCGACTGCTGCCGGCGTCGCTATGGGAGTGGCAATGGGCGCCGCTGCAAACGCAGGAGTGCGTCGATGAACATCCTCCAGCTCGCCGGCATGCTCCCGCGCGACCCGCAGTTCCGCGAGTTCGTTTCGCAATACATGGTGCCGCCGCGTGAGCCTAGCGTCGACGAGGCGGCGGCATTTATCCGGGCCGCGTGCGAGATCGAGAGCCGCCGCGAGTTGGCTGTCTCGACCATCGCGCAAGCGCGCTTCCACAAGTTCATTCGCCGGCCATTTCTGGCTTGGCGACACAAGCAGCAAAACCACAGGAGAGCAGCATGAACGACGAAGGCGAAGTCATATTGACGAGGAGCGAGGATGGCGCGTGTTTCAGTTGCGCGCTCTCATGGTTGAAGCAGGGAAAACGTGTCACGCGCGGCTCGTGGCGCAACGCCGGGGTGTTTGTCTACCACGTGCCAGCTGCGTCTTATCCGGTGCAGACCGGCGCGGCGAAGACGCATTTCGGTGAGGGCGCGATGGTTCCGTATATGGCCTATCTCGCGATCAAGCGCGCGGACGATCAGGTCTGCGTTTTCAACCCCGGGGTCGATTCAATCCTCGCCGAGGATTGGGTGATCGTCGAATAGAAGCACCACGCCACGCCGACGCGCACTCGGCCGCTGGACCCTGCGATACGGGCACCACACACCAACCGGAGAAGCACATGGACGAGCAACTGAATCAGGACCAGCAGCAACAGCAGCAGGAGGCAGCAGCAACGTCGGGGGAAGGCGTTGCGTTGGATGCGGACACAACCTCCGCAAGCGACACGCAATCGTCTGTGGCGAATGCCTCGCAAGGCGACGACACCGCGGCGAGCCAATCGTCCGGCGCGGCGGGTGAAGTGGGAAACGCCCCTGCCGCGGGTGCCACGGAACCGGTGGCATCCTCGAACACGGCAAATTTCGATGGTGCGGCTGCGGATACGGGCAATACCGACGACGCACCGCAGTCGGAGGGTGACGCTCCGCAATACGAGACGAAGATGTACACCGATGGCACGACGGCGAGCGGCATCGCGCCGCTGCCCGATCTCTCGCCGGCCGAGCAGGATGCAGCGGGAAACGCTTCGACGCTTGGCGCCTCCACTGGGTCTGGTGCTGAATCGCCGAACGGCCGCCACCCGGCGCACCGCTGGATTGACCTCGCAGAACTGAAGCTGGCCGCGATCGAGCATGCAGCAGTGGCCGAACTGCTCGACATCATGCGCAATCTGCGTCAGGAACTGTAAGGCCTCATGCTCGCCGTCACGCTCGACCAACGCATTGACTGGTTCCGCGTCCTCTCTGACCTGACGCGTGACGGCGGCTCTCTGTATCAACTCGCCAGCACAACCGGCATCCCACGCCGCTCGCTGAACTCGTATAAGAACGGCGTCGAGCCAACTCACGCGCGCGGTATGTGCATCCTCGCGCATTGGTCGATCAAGACAGGCAAGCCCGGCCACGACGCTCCCATGACGAGGCGATATCATTCTGTCAATGTCAGATAGGAGAACAAGATGAGTGAGCGCGGTTCGTTCTGCACCCAGTATGTCTACTGCGATAAATGTTTCGAAGCGGCAAAATCTGTTTTGCTAGGTCAGGAAAAGTATCTATGCAGCCTCGTAATCCCGTCATGGGAAGGCGGCGACAAGCATCTACCAATTATTGCTGGAAAACTTGGCGGCCTTCATGCAGGAGAGGAAATTGAAAGCATGGAGAAATTGGCGGCTGAGTTAGCTCGCCGCATTTGCCATCCATTGAAGATCGCCGTACTGGCTGATCACGGAGAGAGAATTTTCAAGATTGAGCCGCTTAACTAAATGCTCAACATTCGACTGCACCCGCTTCGGCGGGTTTTTTATGGCCTATCGTTCTGGACTTCGCAATAGGCAAAATCTCGCCTGCATACCTATCGAATAATCCATCCCCATAGGATTCATCAACGGGGCTGAGATGGCGGCGAAGCTGACGTACCGCGAAGAGTTTGCAGAGCAGGCGCGCAAGCTGTGCCTGTTGCTCGGCGCGACCGATGTTCACCTCGCCAACTTCTTCGAGACGACCGATCGCACGATTCGCGCGTGGAAGAAGAAATACCCGGAATTCGCCGCAGCGGTCGAGAAGGGCAAGACGATCGCCGATCTCGAAGTCGTCAATTCGCTCTACAACCGCGCTGTCGGTGGCTCCGAAGTCGCCTGCTTCTTCTGGCTGAAGAACCGCCGCCCGGTCGAGTGGCGCGATCGCCTGAACCACGAGCACACCGGCAAGGACGGCGCGCCGATCGAGCACAAGTCGACGGTCGATCTGTCGAGCGCCACCGAAGAGCAGTTGCGCGCGCTCGCCTCTCTGCGGATCGAGAAATGAAAATCACCGTCAATCTGCCTGACGAGTATTTCGATCCGCGTGATGCCGATACCGAGAAATGGGCAACTCTCGCTGTTCAGCACGCTATCCGTGAATTTACCGGGACGGCTAAGTTTCCCTTGCGCGCATCGCAACAGCATCTGCTCGGCCGCGCCGTTGTTTATCCGGTGGAGAGCTGAATGAGCGCGATCCAGTTCACCGCCGAAGACGTGATGGCAGCACGCCGCGAACTCGCGCGCCGCTCGCTGCCGGACTTCGCATGCATGGTGGACATTCCGACTGTTCCGCTGACCGACGAGGCCGATGAAGACCGCTTCTCGATGATGCGCATCGGGACGCTCGCCGCGCATCACGCGCTGGTCTGCCGGAAGCTCCAGCAGATCGAATCGGGCGAGATCCCGAACCTGATGGTGCTGATGCCGCCGGGTAGCGCGAAGAGCACCTACGTTGACGTCGTGTTCGTGCCGTGGTTCATGGCGCGTCGCGCGCGCCGCGGCGTCATCCTCGCGAGCTATGCGACCGAGATTGCGGAAAAGCAGGGCCGCCGCGCGCGGCAACTGATCAAATCGTCGTCGTTCCAGAACCTGATGAACCAGCAGCTCTCTGGCGACAGCGCGGCGGCGCACCAGTGGGCGCTCTCGAACGGCAGCGAATACATGGCCGGCGGTCTGCTGTCGGGCCTCACCGGCAACCGCGCGCACCTTGGCATCATCGACGACCCCATCAAGGGCCGCGAGCAAGCCGAATCAGACACGATCCGCAACAAGACGTGGAACGCGTACATCGACGATTTCTGCTCGCGCCTGATTCCCGGCGCGCCGCAGATCATGATGCTCACGCGCTGGCATCAAGACGACCCTGCCGGCCGCATCCTGCCGGAAAACTGGGATGGCGAATCAGGCGTGTTCGAAGGGCGCGACGGCCGCACGTGGCATGTCGTCTGCCTGCCCGCCATCGCCGACCGCACCGATGACCCGCTCGGGCGCAAGCTCGGCGAAACGCTGTGGCCAGAGTGGTTCAGCCTCGATCACTGGAAACCGTTCCAGAAGAATCGGCGCACCTGGTACAGCCTCTACCAACAGAAACCGACGCCTGACGAAGGCACCTTCTTCCAGAAGGCGTGGTTCAAGCGTTACCGCCGCGGCCAGGAGCCGACACGACTCAACCGATACCTGACGAGCGACCATGCGCCGGCGGGCGGTGACACCAACGACTACGCGTGCGTGCGCGTGTGGGGCGTCGATTCATCCGGCGATGTCTGGATGCTCGACGGGTTCCGCGAACAAATGACGATGGACAAGCTCGCCGAGCGGGTCGTCGGCAACAAGGAAGAAGGCAAGGTCGGACTCATCCAGAAACACCGGCCTTTTGCCTGGTTCCCCGAAGACGACAACAACTGGAAGGCGAGCGCCGGCTTCATCACGAAGACCATGCGCGCCGAGAAACAGTTCGTGCGCATCGAACCGATCACCCCCCACGGCAACGACAAGATGATCAAAGCGCAGGCCTTTCAGGGCATGGCGTCGCAGGGCTCCGTCTGGATTCCGGAAGGCCCCGAAGGCGACGACGTGATCGACCAGTACACGAAGTTTCCGACCGGCAAGCATGACGACGAGGTCGACGCCGCCAGCCTGATTGGTCGCGCGCTCGCTGACGCGCATCCCGCCGTGCTGCCGATGAAAGAAGCAAAGCCGGTCGAGCGCGATCGCTGGGACCGTGCATTCAACGGTAACGATGAGTCGGTCGAAGGCTCGTGGAGGGTCGCATGAGCACCATGCCGACACCGGAAGTCGAGGTCGACATCGATGTGACAGCCGTCCGTCTGCCGGGCGTGACGACGCTTTGCCGATGGTTCGAAGAATCGGAGGACATGACCTACGACGCGCGCAAGCTCGCCGAGCGTGACCGCGATTACTACGACGGCCAGCAGTGGACGACGGCCGAGCTAAACATCCTTGCGCGCCGCGGACAGCCCGCGCTGACGATCAACTACATCAAGCGCAAGGTCGAATATCTGCGCGGCTTCGAGCGCCGGCTACGCAGCGATCCGAAGGCCTTCCCGCGTGATCCGCAGGATGAGCAACTGAGCGAGGCTGCGACCGATTCACTGCGCTTCGTCGCCGATCAGAACGATTTCGACGTGATCCGCTCGGACGTATTCGAAGACATGATGATCGAGGGCTATGGCGGCGGCGATGTGACGGTTGTGCCGTCGCGCGATGGTTATGACGTCAGCATCGTGCGTGTGCCATGGGATCGCCTGTTCTACGACCCGTACAGCCGCCAGAAAGACTTCGGCGATGCGCGCTACAAGGGCATCGTGATCTGGACGGATCGCGACGAAGTGCTCGAAAACTATCCGGACCGCGCCGACGAGATCGAATCGACGCTCAACTCGTCGTCGATGGCCGACACATACGACGACCGGCCGAAGTTCACGCGCTGGGCCGATAACCGCCGCACCCGCGTGCGCGTCGTGCAGATGCATTTCAACGTCGCCGGCCAGTGGTTCATCACGACGTTCACGAAGGGTGGCTTCCTCGACGATCCGGTGCAATCGCCGTACGTCGATCGCGAGGGTAATCCGACGTCGTCTCTGATCATGCGCTCGGCTTACGTCGACCGCGAGAACCAGCGCTACGGGCACGTGCGCGACCTGATTTCGCTTCAGGACGAGATTAACAAACGTCGCTCGAAGGCGTTGCACCTGATGAGCGTGCGCCAGACGTTCGGCAACCGTCAAGCAATCGCCGACGTCGACAAGGCCAAGCGCGAACTCGCAAAGCCTGATGGACACATTGAAGTCGAGGCCGGCGGCACGCTCAATCAGGATTTCGGCGTACTTCCTACAGGTGACATGGCATCGTCGCAGATGGCGCTGCTGCAGCATGCGACCGCTGAAATGCAGGCGAGCGGCCCTAATGCCGCGATGTCTGGCAAAGATCCACGCATTCAGTCCGGACGCGCCATTCAGGCGCAGCAGGCCGGCGGCGCAATCGAGGTCGAGCCGATCGTCGACGACCTGCGCCAGTGGACGAAAGACGTGATGGAAGCGTCCTGGCTGCGCATCCGTCAGTTCTGGGACGGGCCGAAGTGGATTCGCGTCACGGATGACGAGCGCAACGCAAAGTGGGTCGGCCTGAATCAGCCAGTGACGCTCGAACAGGCCCTCTCGCGTCTTGATCCGCAGGAAGCCGCGCAACTCGCGCAGCAGATGGGTTTGCAGCCTAACGATCCGCGCCTGCAACAGGTGGTCGACACGGACAACGACATCGGTGGTCTCGACGTCGACATCACGATCGAAGAAGGTCCGGACGTCGCGAACATTCAGGCCGAGCAGTTCCAGCAGATCGCGCAGCTCGCGCAAAGCGGCGTGCCGTTCCCGCCGGCCGTGCTCATTGAGGCGTCGAGTTTGCGCAACAAGGAAAAGCTCCTCGAAATGATGGAGCAAGCACAGCAGGGACAAGCACAGGCCCAGCAAACCGCCGCGCAGACCGCACAGGCCAAGGCGGAAGCAGAGATCAACAAGACGAACGCAGATGCGCAAAAGAGTCAGGCGCAGGCCGTCAAGACGATGTCCGAAGCGCAGCAGCCGCAGCAGCAGAGCGCGCCTGCGGCGCCGCAAGGTCCTACGACGCTCGAGCAGCTGAAAACGGCCGCCGAGATTCACAAGCTCGACGCGCAGGCCGGCCAGGCGCAATCCATCGCGATCAAGAACATCGCCGACGCACAGCGACCGGCGCAGGTGTCCGACTACCAGGGCGCCGCATAGGTTTTGCATCAGCCGCCGCCGGGCAACGGGCGTAATGACTGCCGCCGGGTCGAATCGGGCGTGTTGGAGAGCGAGTAATGGGAACGGCATTGGACGTGATTCTGAGTGGTGGAGCGAGCACGCAGGAAGCCGCCGAGACGCAGACGCAGCAGGTCGAGCAGACGCAAACGGCAGAGGCATCCAGCGGCGAAGCGAGCCATGCGGGCGAACAGCAGACGCAGACGGGCGCGGCTGAAGGTGCTGCAACAGATGCGAACGCAACAGGTGCGACGCCGGCACCCGAATCTGGAACGACTGTCCCCCTGAAAGCGCTGGAAGAGGAACGGAAGAACCGGCAGGACTGGAAGGAAAAGGCGATCCGCTTCGAGGAAGAACTGAAGCATCTGCGTGCGCAGCCGCAGCAACCGCAGGGGCAACAGCAGCAAGCGCCAGTCGAGATGGACTTCGACATGCGTCTGCTCAATGAGCGACTCAACACGTCGGAAATGCTTCTGCGCGCGAAGCACGAAGACGTCGACGACAAGCTCAAGGTCTTTCAGGAAGCAGCGACCAAAAACCCGGCGCTGGGTGCCGAACTGCTTCAGCAACGTCATCCGTATGAGTGGATGTACAAGCAGGCGCAGCGCATTCAGGCGATGAACGAGATTGGCGAAGATCCGGCCGCATATCGCGAGCGAGTCAGAGCCGAGATCGAAGCCGAGTTGAAAGGCGCTCAGGCCGCCGCACCCGAACAGCAACCAGCCGCAGTAGCCGCGCAAGTGGCCGTGAAACCCACGATTCCCCAATCCCTGGCGACTGCCCGTTCTGCCGCGCCGCGTACCGCGCAGGCGTGGACCGGGCCGACATCGCTGAACGACATTCTCAAACGATGAGGCTGAAAAATGGCTGAGACTCTTGCCCGCGCAGGGCTCACTCCCCAGCAATGGGACGACCAGTTCTTCATGGAATATGTCCGTGACTCGCGCTTCCGGCGCTACATGGGCACCGACGAGAACGCGGTGATTCAACTCAAAGATGACCTGACCCGCAAACCGGGTGACCGCGTCACCTTCGCGAACGTGCGCAAGCTCCGCGGCGACGGCGTGACCGGCAACCAGGTGCTGGAGGGCAACGAAGAAGAACTCGACTCGCGCTCGATGGCGGTGCAGGTCAATCCGCTGCGCAACGCGGTCGTGGTGACCGATTGGGACGATCAGAAGTCCGCGATCGACCTGCGCAACGCTGGCCGCATGGCGCTGAAGCTGTGGGCGATGGAAAAGATGCGCGACGGCACGATCGACGCGCTCTATTCGATCAACGGCGTGTCGTACGGCAGCGCGAGCGAAGCGGCGAAGGACGCATGGCTCGCCGATAACGCAGACCGTGTGCTCTTCGGCGCTGCGATCGGCAACAACAGCGGCAACGACCATTCGGCTTCGCTGGCGAACATCGACAACACGGCCGACAAGCTGACCTGCGACATGGTCAGCCTCGCGAAGCGCCGCGCGCAACTCGCGTCGCCCGCGATCAAGCCGATTCGCCTCGCCGAGGATGAAGAGTGGTTCGTGATGTTCGCGAACTCACTGGCCTTCCGCGATCTGAGCACCGATCCGGCGATGGTCAATGCAAATCGCACGGCGCGCCCGCGCGAATCCGGCGCCCTGTCGAATAACCCGCTGTTCACTGGCGGCTCGTTGCAGTGGGACGGCGTGATCATCCGCGAAATCCCGGAAATTCCGTTCCTGCCGGGTGTCGGCGCGGGCGGCATCCAGGTCGGCGCGAACTTCCTCTGCGGCGCGCAGGCAGTCGGTGTGGCATGGGCGCAGCGCACGAAGTCGACGACCAACGTCCGCGACTACGGCTTTCGTTCGGGCGTAGGCGTGCAGGAAATCCGCGGCATCGAAAAGCTGCTGTTCGGTCGTGGCCCGGACGACACCGACAACCTCGTGCAACACGGCGTCGTGACGGTGTACGCCGCCGCTGTCGCTGACGCTTAAGGAGAAAACGACATGGCAACGCATGTGATGACGAATGCGCAGGGCCGCGCCGCAGCGGCGGCCGGCGTCGGCGACGCGAAAAGCCTGAAGTGCGCCACCGTGAGCTATTCGCTCGCTGCGGCTTTGGCTCTGAACGATGTGCTGCAAGGCCCGATGTTGCAGGCTGGCTCGACGGTTGTCGACGTCACGTTGGTGACGACTGATCTCGACACCAACGGCACGCCGACGATCACGCTCGACGTCGGCTACGGCGGTGATGCGGACTACTTCATCGCCGCTTCGACGATCGGTCAGGCCGGCGGTATTGCTCGGGCCAGCGCGGCCACGGCACAGCCGCTCACGCTGGAATCGAACGACACCATCGACGTGACGGTCCACGCTGCCCCGGCAACGGGCGCGACGACGGGCACGGTGACGCTGTCGGTGTTCTTCCTGCCGGCGTTCGGCTGATCCAGCGCGGGGCGGTCGGCACGACGCCCCGCTCTCAGGAGATTGACGTGGCAAAGGTGAGATTTATCGGGGACCCGAATCAGCCGCGCGAGCGCCGCGACGGGACCGAATTCATGGGCGTGGTGCTGCCGCTCGGCGAGTGGGTAGAGATGAACGATATGCCGGCCCGCAAGCTGAGCCGCAACGCGCATTTCGAGGTCGACGATCTGCCGCCGCCTCCGGAACCGGTGCTCGAAGCGCCTGCGGGTGACGAGCTTTCCATGCTGCGCCTGGACTTCGCTGAGTTGGCACAGGACCGCGAGGAACTGATCGCGGCGTATCGCGAGCGCGGCGAGCAGCTCGACGCAGCCCGCGCGCGCATCGCAGAACTCGAAGTGCAACTTGCCGGGCAGACGAAGCCGGCCGAAGGGGAAGCGAATGGCGACGACGCTGCCGGAACTGGCGAAGCGGGTGCTGCAAAAGCTGAAGGTGTTGGGCGAGGGGCAAACAGCAAACGCCGAGGATCAGCAGATAGCTGAGCAGAAGGTCCGCGCGGTCCATGCATCGATCCGCAAGGATGAGCGCGTGCGCTGGACGATCAACGACCTGCCAGAAGCCGCAGAAGAGCCATATGTGTTGATGGCAGCGTTTTTGGGCGCGACGGAGTTCAGTCGCCCGCCCGATCCGATGTGGTGGACATGGGGCGAGCGCGAGATCAATTCGATCATCCAGACGCCGCAGTCTGGTCAGACAGTTAGAACGGAGTATTTCTGATGGACGTCAAGTTTTCAGTTGCGCTTGATCAGCCTGTGCAGAGCCGCGATTTCGAAGTGGCTGCAGGGGATGATTTTCGCGTGCTGCTTGACGTCTATGCAAGCGACGTCGATGACGGCACGGAGCCGATTGACCTCACCGGCGCGACGCTCACACTGCGCGTCGCCGATTGCGTTTATCCGTCCCTCACGGTGACAGCGCCCGGTGCGGCTGAAACTTCCTTCGTGTTCGTTCCGGACAACACCAGCGGCGCAAATGGGCGCCTTCCGTATCGCATCTACATGGATGGCGAGGACGGCAAGCGTACGACACTCGCATGGGGATCCATGGTCGTGCGCAACGCGCGCTGGGAAGGCTGGCCAAGCGGAAGTGATTACGGATGGCGCTATGGTCGGGGGTGGCCGGTATGAAGCTGCCATTGACCACAGGCGCGTACGAGGCGCGGAGCATCATCGCGAGTGCGCAGCGCTGCGTGAATCTCTATCCCGAGAGTAACCCAGCCGACTCTGAATTTCCGACTACGCATTATCCGACTCCGGGGCTAATCACACGCGCCACTGCTCCGGTGAAAGGTTTTCGCGCGCTTTATCCGGCCACCAATGGCGAACTCTATGCGGTGGTCGCAAACATGCTCTATCGCATCGAGAAGAACTGGTCGTTTAGCCAGATGGGAGTACTGTCGTCGACGAGTGGTCCTGTCTCGATGATCGACAATACGCTGACGCTGGTCGTCGTTGATGGCACCCCAGGAGGCGGATATACCGTCGACCTGACAACTCACAGTTTCTCAAAGATCAACGATGCGGCATTCTACGGTTCTCCGCGCGTTTCGATCCTCGATGATTTCCTGATCTTCAATCAGCCCGGCACTCGGCAGTTCTACATCAGCGGGGCGCTCGCGCTGACCTTCGACCCGCTCGATATCGCGTCGAAGAATGGCGCACCCGACAAACTGGTTGCTTCCGCAGTCGTCAATCACACGATCTGGCTCTTCGGAGAGCGCTCGGCAGAGGTTTGGTACAACACCGGCGACGCGGATTTTGTGTTCGGTCGATATCCGGGCGTGTTCATCCAGCAGGGCTGTGTTTCTGCCGCATCAGTTGCCACGATCGATACCGTAATTTTCTGGTTGTCGGACGGCGCAGACGGCGACGGGATGATCTTCCGCAACAACCAAATGACCGCGCAGCGCATCTCGACGCACGCGATTGAAACTGAGATCAAGTCCTATCCGCGCATCGATGATGCGATTGGATTTTGCTATCAGAGCGAGGGCCATGCGTTCTACGTTCTGACCTTCCCAGCGGCAGACAAGACCTGGACCTATGACATCGCCACCGGCCAATGGCATGAGCGGCTGTGGCTTGATTCAAGCGGTCAATTGCATCGCCACCGTGGCAACTGCTTTGCACAATGGAATCGCATGCAACTCGTCGGCGACTGGGAGACGGGCGACCTGTATGAACTGACATCAGATGCATTCGATGACGCGGGCAATGCAATGTTGCACGTCCGCTCGTGGCCAGCGCTCTCCAATGAGAAAGAGCAGGTTTTCCTTGACCGTTTTGCGCTCGACATGGAAGTCGGTGAGATTCCTGTCGATCAGGACGAACCGCAAGTGCGCTTGCGCTGGTCAGACACGCGCGGCCGCACGTGGGGCACGCAAATTTCGCGCGGCCTCGGCGCGCGCGGCGAGTTTCATCGGCTCGTCGACTTCAACCGGTGCGGACGCTCGCGCGAGCGTGTATTCGAAGCTTCGTGGTCGGCCAATGTCAAGACTGCCCTGAACGGTGCATATGTCAACCCGGAATCGGGGGTGTGATGGCGGCGAATCTTAATTCTCCATTCCCGCCGTCCGATTTGCCGTTTATTGATGCCGGCGGCCGCGTGAATCGAGTGTGGCTCGACTTCCTCGTTTCACTGTTCCGTCGCACGGGATCTACGACTGGGGGTGATTTGACAGGGCTCACTTTGATCGTCGAGCAGCATACGGAGCACCTCAATGAAATTGACCGTGAAATCGCGGACCTGCAATTACTCGTCGAATCCGACCCGTTCAGCGCTGCGATGGCCGCCATCCTTTCGCGCATGGCGACTCTCGAATTGATGGTTGCGACGTTGCCAGTCAGTGCACTGGTGCCACGCATGAAATTGCAATTGCCCGACCCTGTAGCGCCAGCGGCGAGGGCTGCACAGATTCTTCCAGAGCCCGTCACACCAACGGCGCGGCCGGCAAATGACGATCTTCGAAAACTGATTGAGGCCCAAACATGACAGTCGCATGGAAAACCCTTTCGCAGGGCGTCTTGACCGGCACTGCGGCATCGCAATATGCGCCGGCATTAGCCAAGCAGGGCGCGATTCACTCGGCGCACGCATGGAACCCGGGGGCATCGTCTGCGACGCTGAATGTCTATCTCGTTCCCTCTGGTGGCACGGCGGTCGATGCGACGCACGTGTTCCAGTGGAGCGTGCCAGCCGGCAAGCCGTTGTATCTGGCCGAACTGGTCAATCTGAAGATCGCGAATCCGTCGTCGTTGTATGCCGATGGCAATGGCGTCACGCTGACGATCACCGGCGCGGAGGCTGACGCGTGAATCATTTCCTGAAAATCGCCGAGGGCGTCGACATCATGCCGCTGCTTGCTGCGATCAAGCGCAACCCGCAACTGTGGAAAGAGGACACGTATCTGCGTGACTATCCGCAGGGGCCGTTCGGTGACACCGATACGATCATGCTGCGCTTTCCTGTCAAGTCGGTGAAGCAGACTCAGGAAGAGGTCGATCAGCATCTGCTCACGCACGATCCGCACGAAAGCATCGACTATCCACCGTACAAGCTTCTGACCGAGGCGCGGCCGCTCGTAATGGGCCTCATGGCACGCGTTCAGGGCGAGCGTCTTGGTCGCGTGATGATCAACAAGCTGAAGCCCGGCGGCCGGATCTATCCGCATGCCGACACGCCGGAGCATGCGGCCTATTACACGCGTCATCACATCGTCATTGAGAGCGAGCCGGGCAATGTGTTCCGCTGCGCCGATGAGCAGGTGCATATGCGCCAAGGCGAGGTCTGGTGGTTTAACAACGCGCTTGAACACGAGGTCATCAATAACAGCGCGTCCGACCGCATCAATATGGTCGTCGACATCAGGACCGCACGATGATCACTTTCTCAATCGAACCATTCTCTTCGGTATATGACGAGCTTCTGCCGCTGCTGAAGGCGCATTACGGCGAGATTTCCACGCACAAGGATCACGGCGTTCCTCTTGAACCGATGGTCGACGTCTACCGCGCGCGTGAGACTGACGGCACGCTGATGATGGTCATTGGCCGCGAGCGGGGCGAGATCGTTGCGTACTTCGTGTGTTTCGTTGCTCCGGGTCTGCATTACCGATCCTGCCTGACGTGCTCGCCAGATATTTTCTTCGTCGAATCATCGCGCCGCACCGGCACGGCTGGCGTGCGCATGTTCCGCTTCGTCGAAGCGGAACTGCGGCGCCGTGGCGTAAAGCGTTGGGCCGTAGGGAGCAAGGTCGCGCATGACGCGTCTGCGCTGTTTCGTTTTCTCGACTTTCAGCCGGTCGAGACAACGTATGAAAAATGGCTCGGGGAGGAATAGATCATGGTCGCTGCAGCGGTAGCAGGCGGTGCAATCGTAGGAGGCGTGGCTTCCAGCGCGATCGGCGGAAGTGCCTCGAAGAGCGCGGCCAGCACGCAGGCCGATGCGGCAAACAATGCCGCACAACTTCAGAAGCAGGCAACTGATCAGGAGCGCCAGGATCTCCAGCCATTTACCGGGCTAGGCGTTTCTGCAATCAATCCATTGATAAGCGCACTCGGATACAACGCGTCCGCACAAGATGGCAATCAGTGGAGCATGGGCGTTAATCCGAGTTCGATTCTGCAGCAGCAATTCAGCTATGGCGGTTTCACTGCGCCAACTGCGGCCGCCGCTGCGGCGACGCCGGGCTATCAATTCACGCTCGATCAGGGCCTGAAGGCCGCTCAGAATAGTGCATCCGCGCGCGGATTGGGTTCGTCTGGCGCTGCATTGAAAGGCGCTTCGAGCTATGCGACTGGTCTAGCAGACAGCACATATGACGATACCTACAACCGAGCGTTGTCCACCTATACGACCAATCGCAATAACGCCGCCAGTAACTTCGCCACGAACTACAGTTCCGCGGCCGACAACGCCAATCGACTGCTCGGCCTTGTAAATCTCGGGCAGAACTCGGCCGCCATGCAAGGGGCTGCGTCAGTCTCTGGCGCGAATAGCGTGGCAGGCACTCTTACATCTGGCGCAGCTGCTCAGGCGGCCGGAACGGTCGGCGCGGCCAATGCGCTATCAGGCGGCATCAGTACTGCAGTCAATGGCGGTACAAACGCGCTTCTTCTCAACGGCCTGCTTGGCAAGAACACGGCGGCCGCGGCCGCTACCGACGCATGGGGGACGATGTAATGGCACTCGATCCGAATATCGCCCTTCAGGTCCAGCCGGCGCAAATTCAGAACCCACTGACGGCCTATGCGAACGTTGCAGCGCTTCAAGGTGCGCAGCAGCAGAACCAACTTTATGGTCTCGCGATCCAGCAGAAGGAACGCGAGGCAGGGCAGACGCAGGCGGTCAATGACGCGTATAAAAGCGCGATCGGTACGGATGGCACCGTCGACCCGACGAAGCTTTATAGCGGGGTGGCGAGCGCTGGCTACGGATCGGCGCTCCCGGCGCTCCAAAAATCGTTGACGGAAGCGCAGACCGCCCAACTCGCTCAGCAAAAGTCGAAAATTGAACTTGGCCTCCAACAGGTCGGCGCGATCGGCCAAATGCTGAATGGTGCAACTGATCAGGGAAGCTATACGGCGACGCTGCAACACGCCGCACAAGCGTTTGGACCGCAGTCGGTAGCGGGCTTCCCTTCGCAATTCGATCCGCAATTTATCGCGCAGAAAAAAGCCGAGGCATTGACGGTCGAACAGCAACTCGCCGAGCAGCACAAGAATATTTCTGACACGCTCGCGCAGAACACCTTTGCCGAAACGCAGCGCCATAACCAGGCGACCGAAGCGTCGACGACGCGCGGTCAAGATCTCACTGCGGCGACTGAAACGCGCGGCCAGAACATGCGTGCGCTCGATTTCGATCCGAAAAGCGGCGTCGTCGTCAACAAGGTCACTGGCCAGTCGATGCCGGTTATGGGCGCGAACGGCCAGCCGATCGGAGGCGCGGCAAGCAATCTGACGCAGGATCAATCTAACGCTGTTGCATTCGGCGCGCGGGCACTCGATTCGCAACAGACCTTGCGGCAACTTGAGGCGGCTGGCGTCACAAGCGGAAACCGTCTGCGCCAAGCCGTGAGCGGCGTTCCTGTTATCGGTGGTGCGCTCGCATCGGGTGCGAATGCTTTGCCGACTGCACTCGGCGGTGCGTCGGACCAGCAACAGAGCTACGAGCAGGCACAGCGCAACTTCGTAAGCGCTGTGCTGCGCAAAGAGTCGGGCGCCGCGATCTCGAATGAAGAGTATGCGAACGAAGCGCAGAAGTACTTCCCACAGCCGGGCGACAGTGCCTCGACGATCGAGCAGAAGGCTCGCGCGCGCGATCTCGCGATCGAAGGTCTTAAGGCGCAGGCCGGCCCCGGCGCATCGCTGATTCCGGGGATCATCTCATCGGCCAATCAGGACTATTCGCAGCAGCCGCGCGGCGGTCAGCAACAGCAGGGACCAGCGACGCAATCTCAGCCAGCCGCGCAAGTCGCGCCCGATGCCGCGCTCGCGGAGTTGCGCCGTCGCGCGGCATCGAATCCGGCGCTTGCCGCGCGCCTTCAGGCGATGGGGCATTAAATGGCCGATCTCAGCTCACTTTCAGACGACGCACTGCTGTCCTCGCTCGGCCCGGCGCCGGGAGCCGCGCACACGCCCGCCGCATTCGTCGCACAGCACGCCGGTACTGCGGCGGCGACCGGCCAGCAGCTCGGCGTTGATCCGAACCTGCTGCTCGCGCAATGGGGATTGGAAACCGGCTGGGGCAAGTCGGTTATCCCCGGTACGAACAACCTCGGCAATATCAAGGACTTCTCCGGCGGCGGTGTCCCCGCGCGCGACAACGCGACCGGGTCGAACGACAACTACCGCGCGTACTCATCGCCGGATGCATTCGCCGCCGATCAGGCGTCACTGCTGAGCCGCAAATATCCGGGCGTCGTCGGTGCTGGCTCAGACGTGACGAAGTTTGCCGCCGGCCTGCGCGACTATGCTGAAGACCCGCAATATGGTCAGAAGCTGGCCGCAACCGCACAGACGGTTCAACGCGTCGCGCAGCAGAATCCCAGCCTGTTCGCCCGCGTCGGCAATGCGGTTGCGAGCGCGATTTCTGGCACCGCGAACGCGGCCACGCCGCAAGAGCTATCTGGCATCAGCGATGATGATCTGCTCGCCGCATTGGCATCCCGTCGCCAGGGCGCCGCACCGCAGGCACCGAGCAGCCCGCCGATTCTCGATCAGGTTGGGCACCAGCTTGGACTCACCGCGCGTGCCATCGGCCATGGCGTCGCCGATGCCGCCGGTCTGGTCGGTAACCCGATTAACGCGGCAATCAATGCGGCAGGTCGGGCAATTGGCCACGACCCGCAGCTTCAGGACGTGGACACGCTGATCCGACGCGGTGTCGACGCGGTGACTCCGGCGCCCGCCAACGGCACGGAACAAACGGTCAATGACATCGCGGGTGCGGTGGCAAATCCGGTGAACGCGATCGGCGCCCCGATCATGGCTGGCGCGCGCTCGATCCCGGCGGCGATCGGCCGTGGCGCGATTGCGGGCGCTGTGACGGGCGATCTCCAACCGGTGCACCAAGGCGACACACTCGGCACGCTCGCGCAACGCGGCGCAGCCGGCGCGATCGGTGGAGCGGCTGGCGGCGCACTCGGTGCGGCTGCGAGTGGCGCGGTCGACAAACTGATCAACGGTGCGAATAACATCGTCACAGCGGTGCGCGCGAATCTTCCGTCGACGCAGGCCGCCTCGCGCATCAGCGCGGACGACATTCTCCAGCGTGCAGCACAGGACCAAGGAATCGACCTTTCGGCAATCCCGCAATCGATCCTGAACGGTGCGCGTCAGCAGGTCACGGAGGCGCTTTCGAGCAATGCAGTGCCAGATGCCGCCGCGCTACTGCGCCGCGCCGAAGGCGAGGCCGTGCTAGGGCCCAATGGCCTGACGCTCGGGCAGGCGACGCGCGATCCTGCGCAGTTCACCGCTGAAAAGAATCTGCGCGGTGTACAGGGGGCAGGCGAGCCGCTAATGCAGCGCTATGCGGACCAGAATCGCGGCCTCATCGGTGCACTGAATCAGCAGGGCGCCGCGCAAGCGCCCGGAGAATTCAACGCCGGGCAGTCGGCAATCGACGCGCTCGCCGCGCGCGACGCGTCCGCGCAGGCTAATGTAAGTGCGCTGTATCGGCGGGCCCGCGATCTGAACGGCGGCGACATTCCGCTGAACGGAGCGCGCTTCGCCGACCAAGCGAATACGACACTGGACTCAGATCTCGCACATGCGCATCTTCCGGAATGGGCGCGCTCGACGATGAACGACATTTCATCGGGGAATATCCCGCTGACGGTGGGCGTATCGGAACAGTTCAAGACGCAGCTGTCGCGCGCGATTCGGTCATCGACGGATGGCAACGAACGGCACGCACTCGGCGTGGTGCGCAACGCGCTAGAGAGCGCCGAACCACTGGATGCTGCTGCACCGGTCGGCGGCAATCAGATCGTCACCGCCGAGCAGGCCGCCGCGCGCGGTCCGAGTTCGGCCGGCGCGGAGGCCGTCGACGCCTTCAACCAGGCGCGCGCCGCTGCCGCGCAACGCTTTGGCACGATTGACGCGAATCCAGCATTGCGGGCGGTGGTGAACGGCGACGCTGTACCCGACAACTTCTTCAAGCGCTATGTGCTGAACGGCAACGTCGGCGATGTCAATTCACTGCTCGGCCTCGTGCCGGATCAAGGCGCACAGTTGCGCTCGCAGGTGGTCGACTACCTGAAACAGAAGGCACTCAATGGCGCAAGCGATGAAATCGGAACGTTCAGCCAGTCAGCATTCAACAAGGCGCTGAATTCGCTGGGTGACGCGAAACTGAATGCTCTGTTCCCAGCGGATCAGGTCGCGAGGCTTCGCCAGATTGGGAGAGTCGCGGCTAATGTTCAGGCGCAGCCGGCCGGATCGGCGGTGAACAACTCAAATACTGGCGCCGCGGTGATGAATCTGCTGAGCCAGATGGGCGGCAAGGTCGGCTCATTGCCAGGCGTCAATTTGGCGCGCAATTCACTTAATGAGTTTCTGAATGAACGCGCTACAACTCAAGCCCTTGCGGCTCGCATTCAGGCGCAAGCCAATCCAGGTGTCTCGGGCTCGCTGAACGGGCTTCTTCCGCTCGCCGCGCCCGCCGGCGCTATTGCCTCCCAGCCGGGACATTAACGTGACGAACGCGCTAAAGAGACCTGTTGCGATAACGCTGATCAAGAACTTATCCATGTTTTCCGCCTTTTCGATTCGGGGATATTAGACCATGGCCTCCATCCTGCCAAAAGGCAAGACGCAATTTACAACCCTGCTGGGCCGGCCTCTGATTGGCGGCAAGGTCTATTTCTACGAACCCAATACGGAAACGAAAAAAGACACCTGGCAAGATCAGGCGTTGACGATCCCGAACACAAACCCCGTCATTCTTGATGCTCGGGGTGAAGCGGTGATATGGGGCAGCGGAACCTATCGGCAGGTTCTTAAGGACGTGCTCGGCATTACGATCTGGGATGAGGTGATTGACGACTTCACGGGTCAACTGTCAGGGTCGGGCGGCTCGAGCCAGATAGGTTTTATCCAAAGCGGGGATGGCGCAGTAGCGCGAACCGTGGAAGAAAAGCTACGCGATATCGAGTTGAGTCCGAAAGATTTTGCGGGATTCCACGGTGATGGCGTGAGCGACGACACAGTTGCGGTCATGGCATGCCATGTGGAAGCCAACCTGATAGGTGCGCGGGTTTCGTATCGGGGTATTACGACCTTCACACTGCAGGCCAATGCAACTGTGCCAGTCAAGACCTCTACGGATTGGGCCAATGCGAAGCTCGTGATATTGGGGGGCGTGAATACGCCGCCTTCGTTCAACACGTTCAATACGGCCTACTTCATCACCGATGATGATTGTCCGCTGCTGACCTACACAGGATCCGCTACAGACGGATTGGCGAAAGGCTCGTTCACTCCCACTGCGACTATCTTCGAGGGCCACGGTTACGCCAAGATCACCGCAGGCCTGCAAGTTCCTGGGCGCGACCGGGCCAGCACGCAGAGCTACACACAGGCGTTCGCAGTCAACCGTTTCGGCCGCGTGTCACATCCGTTGTCGGTAGACCTGTCTGCCTATGCCTCCAATATCACGGTCAATTATCGGAACACGTCGAAGCATCGGCTTACGCTCGCCGGGTTGGCTTTGACGGAGGGCACCTGGAATAATCAGCGTATTTTCCGGATTGAGCGCAGCAACGTCGAAGTCAAGCGGTTCACTGTGCTGTTCGCGGTCGAGGCGAATTACGACAACGTGATGGAACTGATTTCCATCGGAGATTCGTCCGACATCGTGATCAACGACTTCGTGACGACAGGGCGCCCTGTGACGACCTCGACCGGCTCGTACTGCGTGGCGATCTACGGCGGCGCTGATATCCGAATCAATCGCATGAAGGCAATCACCGGGTGGGGCGCCACCGGCACCGATGACGTGAATGGCATCCATGTCAACGATTCCACCATCAACCGCGTGGACTGCCATTCGTCTGGCCACAACATGTTCGTGCAGAACTGCGAACTGCATAACCTTGGCATGACCTACGGATGGGGCGGCGGTGTGCTCAAGGTGAGCAACACGCGTCTCTATGGTTGCCCCGCGATCCAGTCTCGTCAGGACTGGGGCGGTACGTTCTTCGGTGAGCTGAAGGTGGACGCCGTCGAGGTCAACCACAACGGCACGGCGAGCTACACGGTAGTCGATCTCGCGACGAATGGGCTGGGCGCTTCGACTCAGGTCACCGGCCCGGAAACCATCAGCGTGACCAACGTGACGCGGGTCGGCAAGGCAAGCGCATCGCCAAGCGAAATCATCCCGGTTTCGATCAGGGTCGGCGGCCCACATGACGCTGTCGACGCCAGCTACGCGGTTACAGCGCCGTCTCACATCGCCGTCGATAACATCGTGTGCTTCGCCGGATGGCGCATCGGAATGCGGCTGGACTATTTCAACCTGGAAGCGAATCCATCCAGCGCTCAGATCACGCGCGTGACGATGGGGCGCTGTCTCGCTGACACCTCGGCCAACGGCACCACGCAGGGCATCTTCGGATACCCCTCTGTCCGCACGCCGACGACTCCCGCAAAGATGTCGTTCCGGTTCAACGCAACCGAGAACATCGGCATCCAGTGTCTGTCGACCGCCAGTCTGGATATGGCCGCGGTGGGATGCAGCGTGAATGCCTGCCTGGTCGATCAGACGCTCGCGTCGCAACCTAACATCCAGTTCGACGCGTGCCGCTTCATCACCATGACCGCGGCTGCTATTGGAGGCAAGACAAGCGCAAATGCCGGTTACACGGTTCTGCGCAACTGCGAGGTTTCAAATTCCGCATGGGATCTGTCACAGGTTGCTGCGTTGTCGGGGGTGACAGTGCGCAATCCCGGAACAGCGGTGATTCTGCCGTCCGGAGTGACCACCGCGCAGGCATTCGCCGGCTGGCAGAAGACTGGCGCGTTCGCCTGATGAGCCTTTTCGGTGGTTGCACTGAAGGCGTCTGACAAAAATCAAGATCGTTGCCGGGGGAAGGATGGGTGAGAGCGTGAGATATCCGGATGCTGTGCACACGGAAGGGGATGGCTGGGGCGCCGTTATTAGGGCGGTGGATAGCCTGCGCGACGAGGTCGGGCAGCGGCATGCAGAGAACACCAGCACGCTCGAGGTGATGGAGGGGAAATTGAACGAGGTCATCACGAGAGTAGACGACCTGCACCGGGGATTTCCTGATGGCGATCCAGACTCGCACTGCCGCTATCACGAGACGCTCATCCGAAAGGCTGAGGCGCGTGCTGATCTTTACGAAGAGTTGCGTGCGGAACTGGTCAAAAAGGGGTTATGGGCGCTGCTTGTTTTGATGGGCATCGCGGTCTGGCAATTCGTAAAAGGGAAGCTGACGACATGAGCGCATTCGATGATGCATTTGCCGCGCTGATCGGCAACGAGGGCAGTTTCACCGCTGACCCGAAAGATCGCGGTAACTGGACGAGCGGACAAATCGGGACCGGCCAGCTCAACGGCACGAAGTACGGGATCAGCGCCATGTCGTACCCTGCGCTCGACATCAAAAATCTGACACTTGATCAGGCAAAGCAGATATATCGCGCCGACTACTGGACGAAGTTCGGGGGCGATCTGCTCGACCCGGCGCTCGGGTTTCAGGTGTTCGACGGCGCAGTCAACAGCGGCGTCGTCCCAGCGATCAAGTGGCTTCAGTCTGCAGCCGGCGTGAAGGCTGATGGCGTGCTCGGTCCAATCACAGCAGCAGCGATCGCCGCGCGCGAGCCGAAGGCACTGATCGCTGCGTTCAATGGATACCGGCTCCAGTACATGGTGCAGGCCGCTGCATGGCCTACCTACTCGAAGGGCTGGGCGCTACGCATCGCAGGAAATCTGATCAAGGGAGCAACCGCATGAAATGGTCCGATCTCGCCCCCATCATCGCCAAAGCGGCTCCGCTGCTTGGCTCCGCGCTAGGCCCGCTTGGCACGATCGCCGGCGGCGCCGTGGGCGCCATCATCTCGTCGGTGACCGGCACGCCGGCCGATGATCCCGACGCCGCTGCTGCTGCAATCGCCGCTGATCCGACGCTGCTCGAAAAGCTGCGCGAGGCCGAGTTGACAAATCAGGCGACGCTCGCGCAGGTCGCGCTACAGCAGAAGCAGGCCGAATTGGCCGCTCAGACGGCCGCCGACGCGCAGCGTACCGCGCAGTATCAGGCCGAAGCCGCCGACCGCGACAGCGCCCGGAAACTGGCCGCGCAGCAGCCGAAAGACTTCATGCGCCCGTTGCTCAGTCTGGCTATCGTGGCCGCAACAATCGCCGTGGTGTTCATCGTGCTGCTCGGGTTCGCGGACGGCACGCTGCGCGATCCTGTCATCGCGGCGACGGCCGGCGGCCTGGTCATGTACTTCCTGAAGGAGTCGTCGCAGGTGACCGGCTTCTGGTTCGGGATGACGCGCGAGGCGAGCGTGACGAATGCCAAGGTAGCCGATTTCGCGACGTCGCCCGGGACGGTCACGGCGACACCGCCTCATCCGACGCCCCAATGAAAAAGCCGCCTTCCGGCGGCTTTGCCTTCTCGGGCGCTAGAATGCCCCGATGGACAACGAGAACGCCACCGAATACCTGCTCGAGCGGGCCGCAATCATGGAAGTCGATGGCGGCCTGAAGCGGTACGACGCCGAGTTTTACGCGATCGTGGCGACGTGGAAATTCTGCAACCGAACCGGCGCGGAGCCGCCCACCGCGCTCAATTACAAGATGATCAGCCGGGGATTCACTGGCGACGAGGCGAGGGAGCCCGGAGAGAGAGCGTAGATGTGCGAATGCCAGCTTTTTGCCAGCATTCGCCTGCGGGGCCAGTACTGATAAGGAATTGCGGGGGTTCGAGTCCCCTCCCTCGCACCACTTATCTGTAGTGAAAAACCCCGTCGAGTCTTAGAACTGGCGGGGTTTTTTGTTTCTGCTCCGCGTGCTCGCACGCATGTCGGGCCTGTTGGACAAAGGCCGCCCCGACGTTGCTTCAGCGCCTCAGACGTCCGGCGTGTCCGTTTGCGCCTGCGCGCCGGGCAGTTCCGCCTGGGCCGCGCCTTC